CAGAAAGACTTGCCGTGCCTGTCTTGTTCGACTTGACCCAGAAACTTAAAGTCATCGCCTTGGCCCCAGAAGTGCCATATTGCAAATCTTGAAGATTTTGACCTTCAAGTTTTTGGGAAACATATATGACACCGGCAATGTCTGGTGATGCGTCAGCCGTTGAGCAGTCCAACCTGAGGCTTTTACCATATCCAACGGGAGATCCAGTTGATTGGGTAACAGTCCACGTCCCCAAGATAAATAAGGCGACATACCACCTGTCACAGGTGTAGTAACCAGAAGTTGTAACCCCTGTTTCTTGAGTACCTCTCTGCGCTACCTGGCAATCTCCATTGATAATCTTGTTCCTGAACCCTGCGAGCTGACCACCATTCTGCGACGCCATTTGTACGTCGCCGTCATAAACAGTGTCGCTTGTAATGTTGCCGCCAAAACTAATCGTGTCGTCGCCTGCATTGGTGGCGATCAAGCTGGGCTGAGTGGAACCTTCAACCCTAAAGTCATAATCTTCAGCGCCATCGTTGAAGACAACTTCAGTGGTGCCGTATTTGACACGCTCTACGCCGTTGGTTGAGACAGCAACCTGATCAGCAGCAGGGCGATAGAAACCCGTATCAATGTCGGATGCAAACGCCAACCCAGGCGCTGCAACCGTGCCGTCTTCCATCAACAACGTGCCGTCAAGCTCTTGCAAGACGATCCAGGCATCATTGGTGCCGTTTCGTAGCTTGAGTTGCCCTGTGGTGGTATCCGCCCACAGCATGTAGGGGTAAGTTGTGGCGGGCTCTGTCGCGTTGCTGTTGTTGGTGACGATCGCCGCCAACGCATTGTTCAGATCAGCCCTGACAGCAGCGCCAGAAGCGTTCGCAATGACGTAATCGTGGGTGGCCATGCTTAGATCTGCTCAGTGCCGTAGCCAACCGCCTGATACTGGAAATTACGGTCGATTGCAGTGTCGGTGCTATCGAAGAACGTAATCGTAAACCCAGTCCTGGAAGTTGATGTCACCTCATAGTAATCCCCTGAGGCGAGATTAGACGCGGTGATTCCAATGCCTGGCTCTTGATAGAACCCATTCACAAACGTCACCACCTTCGCCCCAGCGCCTGATGCAATCGTTGCGCTGCTTTCGGTGCGTAGATCAAACTGCAGCGTATATCCAAGCTCATCGACCAGCGGGGTCTGGTCAACGCGGAACGTGCGCAGCTCGACCATGAACTGGAACTGCCTGCCCGTGTAACGCCCTGATTCCATGGGGGTCCAGGCACCAAAGTCGATGTCAGATTCCATCTGGATCTTGTCTGTGCCGTCTTCAAGCAGGAAGAATGACCCATCCTCAAGCAACAGCTCTTCGTCTGTCGTCGCCTGATCGCTGGTGCGGAAATACAGCTCAGCAGTTGTGTCGTCTGCTAGTTCGCCGTCAAAGTCAGACCATGTATCCAACAGCGCAGTGCGGTCGTCAATCGTGTCTGCTGGGTAGAGACCCCGTGATGTCAACTTGCGCGTGAACAGCACGCTGTAAACAGCACCAAGGTCAACAATGTCACGGAAGTAATACCGCCCAGAAGTCAGCCGGGTGCCGATGAAGTCAAGCGTTCCAAGAGCATCAAGGTCCGCGATGTCATCGAAGGTTGCGTCACCATCCAGAACAAGACCATCAAAGTCTTCGTTGTAGAAAACGTCTAGCTTGTCACCCTGGAACGGGGGAACGTCTTGATCTTCACGGCGAACAAAAGCCTGGAGTCGTGGAGCAGGGGGTGGCAGTGAAATGACTGCGCTGGCTGCTTCAAAGCTGCGCTGGCCAAACTCATCTTGGAACTTGATGAAATACTCGCCTTCGATCAGAGGCAGCATTGCGAAGTTCGTCTGAGCACTGACTTCGCGCAGCAGTGTGGTGTTGGGCCACTCAGCCGTGCCATCAGTTTCTGATGCGTGGCGGATAATTGCGATGAACCCAGAGATGTTCAGCGCAGTCGGCGGAATTTCCCACCTCAAAATCGCCTGATCGCTGTCAATCGCTTGGATCGTTACATTCGCCGGGATGGGCGGCCTGATCACACCATCAGGATCATCGGGGTCGATGTCAGGTGACGGGACGACAGCGGTGGTGGAAACCCACGCCGACTTTTTGCTGAGCGGTTCCGGCCCAACAGAACGCACCTCGAAGGTCAGGGTGCGACCCTGCTCTAAACCGTCGATTTCAAATACGGTGTCGTTGGTCTGGAAAAGCCTGTAGTTTCCATCGCCAACCTTGTATCTGACCTCAAACCCGACGGTTACGTTGTCAGCGCCACGACTCCAGGATGCAATCATCCTGATCGTGATCATGTTGCCGCTTGTGATTTCGCGGCCATCAACAGTTAGGTTGATCGGCTTCGCTGGCCGATCGTTGAACAGGGTTACATCGTCAAACTCAAGCGGCGTTCCAGTGTCTGCCGTTGCGTAGATGCTGTCGTTGTGTTCAACGCCCGTGATCGTGTACTGACCGTCGCCGTTGTCGGTAGCGGACAGGCAGCGGAACTTCTGCTCTTCGACGTTGCTGGTGCTAATTGACCAGACAGACTGCGCGACTGGTGCAGTGCTGAACGCTGCTGTCGTGATCACAGCGCCTGCAACACTGCTGATCGAGCGGCTTTCAACGGTGCCGTCAGTCAATGTGCAGGTCAGTTGAGCGTTATCGCCTGCAGGCAACGTGATGTCTTGATCAACGGTGACATCCGTTGTCGTTGCGCTGCTGACTCGACCGGCAAGGCGAGCACCCTGACGCATTGCGTCTGACACCGCAAAGATCTGACCGGGCAACACCACGGCACCCTGCAACCCAGTGGCGAAGGTGACAACCTCACCGTCAAGCTCTTCTGATGCCAACATCCAACGTCCCAGGCGTTGGGCTTGGTACTTCGAGCTGACACCGAAACCGATGATTTCTTTGACTTGGTAGCCGTATTTTGAGATCAGGCTTGCGTCTTCAACAACAACGAAGTTCGACTTGTAGAAGTTGTTGGGGTCGTTGTAACGAACGCGGATGCTGGTGCTGCGTGTCTTCAGCGAAGTGCCTGAATAGTTGAAGGCACCATCGATGACGTTGCTGTTGCTGTAAAGGTGAACAGGCGCAATGTCAGAGCCGTCAAGGTTGCCGTGGTCTGCTGTGGCCTGGATCGTGTTTGACTGCCAGTAGAGCATCCCACGGAAAACGCTCGCGAGATCCTGCAGCACGTTGAACGCTTCGGCCTGTGAACCGATCACGGTGTTGCAGGCAAACCTGGGCTCAGTGGTGCCGTCGGGGTTGGTGACAAGCTGATTGGCGTATTGCGCGAGGGGGTAAAGATCAACCCAGCTCACATTTGAGGCTTGGACGAAATCACCAGCGCCGTAGCGCGGATTGGTGAGCATGTCGTACCAGCAGCAGACCGGGCAGGTGGTCCACCGCTCTGTCAGGCTGCCGTCAAAGGCACCGTTGAATCCAAGGCTGCCGTCACTGCGGACGACCGAATTGGATGGGGTCTTGACGATCTTGCCGCGCACCTTGTAGGCGCGTGTTGGCAGGCTGTCGAATTGCCTGGTTGACAGGGAAACACCCGTCAGTGCGCTGTACGGATAAGCGGTGCGGACGGTCTGAATCTCGGTGAGTGCTTCCCAAATAAGCTGGTTGCCGCGTCCGTTCTGAAGGGGTGTGTTCTGCGCAATGTCAGTCAGGTTGGTGTACTTGACTTCAAAATGACCTTCCTTCAGGTCGATCTTTCTGACTTTGATGTTCCACGGACCAGTGCCTGTGAGGGTGATCACTGGGGTTTGGAATTGGTAGCCGTTCAGCGCAATGCCGGTGATTGTGCGGTCGTATCTTCTGACGTAGCTTGTGCCCTGGGCCTGGACATCGACGATGACGCGAAGGCTGCCGTTGAATGGTTGACCCTTGGCCAAACCTTCAGCAGCGGTGCTGAATAGCCGTGGCACGGAAAACAGGATCTGGAATGAGTCTGCTTCAAGGTCTGTGATCTGCCTGATCAGCTGGCCTGCGCCGTAATCCCTTGCAATGACTTCGTTGTCTGCGTTGAGCGTTTCCTTGTAGTTCTCACCAATCTGCGTGGCGATGTTTGTGACGGTCGAGGCAGCCTGTCCGGCTTGCGGCAAGAACGTCTGCGTTCTTCCACCATTACGGAAGTCGTAATCAACATCCTGTGAGGGAAAGTTGCGGGTGCTGCCCGTTTGAATTGGGGTCTCGTCGAAGTAGACACCCTGATTGCCGCCAACGATGCCAGCGATTGGACCTTCGCACAGAAGGTCAACAATTTTGATCGTAGAAGTAGAATTTAGCGCCATTATTTACGATGAAAGTTGGGCAGTGTTGTAGGCTTCGTTCGTAAACTGGTTGTACCCATTGAAAATCAAGCGCAGGTCACAGCCAGCCGCGCAACGGAAATCAATGATGCTGATTCTTGTGTAAAGATTGCCCGGCTCTAGATCATCGTCAATGCCGGGATAACGGATGTACTGCATCCAGCGATAGGACTGGCCAGGCTTCAACAAGCCTTGAACAGTGACTTGAAATCTGGCGACATCAGGATCAGGGCCAATAGTCTGAACCGAAATCAACACTTCAAACGTGATAAACCCATCGACAAGTGTTGTGCCTGGTCCGCTTACATAGTCAAACAAGCCATTAGTCAGCTCAAAGAAAAGCATGTAGTTTTTTGCTTTTATGTCGTCTACGTAATCAACGTCTTTTAGGTCTTTCGAATTGCCGCGTACCAGTGAAAATACCCTTAAGCGAGTTGTGTCATAGGGCTTGAGTTGAGAGTATTCCCAGCGCCTGAATCTAAACCCAGAGGCATAGGTCAAGCCGTTGATCTTTTCGCCACCAACCAGCACCGTGTTAGGGCCTGGATCCTTGATCGCGGTCTTCAGTGGGTCAGACTCATCGGCAACTTCGATCTTGGCTGACAGCAGCTGGCTGCCTGTGATGACTTCGCCGTAGATCACCGGGATCGTCGCACCAACGCCAACGGTGTTCGCTGGGCCGGTGAACATGTAGGATTGCCTGCCGTCCGCACCACGGATGACAGATTGCGGGCCATCAGTTGCGCCTGACTCGCCACTGCCCCGAATCCCCCCAGGGGTGCCCAAGGTAGGGACAACAGGCTGGGGTGATAGAAGCGTTGCGACACCGCCAAGGATCAAGCTGGTGCCGATCAAGCCCAAGGCGGTTGATGCTGTAGCAGCAAATGTGCCCGAAAAAACGCCAGCGCCCAACCCTAAAAATCCGGCACCTACTGGGCCTGTGAGCACCGCAAGCGCCACCAGGCCAATGCCAGTCAGAATCTGACCCACACCGCCGCCACCACTGCCCGTCACCACGGGGGTCAAAATCAGATCGTTGCTGCCGATCGGTAGCTGCAGATCCTCATACCCAAGGTCCGCACCAGCCTGAATCAATCGATAGCCGATGCCATGCTCATGGGCATGGATCAGTTCTTCCTGCAGCTTTGGTGAGTTGATGCACAGCAGCTTGATTGCATCCGCAGGGGTCCGCAGATTCTGGTAGGTGTGCTCGGTTCCGTACCGCTCACC